CATCTTTAGGAATTCCTTCTGATACGACGAGTTCTTGGGCCATCCCGTAATCTTTGGAACTTCAGGATTGACTGTCTCCTGCAATGCCGCGAGATTAGACGTAAGTGGGATTACTCCCGACATTTGCATTTCTAGTGCTGTAATACAGAAGGTTTCCATGAAATCAGTTGGATATGCCCAGATGGAACATTTAGCCATGTGTCTGGCTAGCTCCACTTGATTAACTCGCCCATGACTATATATTCCTCCTGTCTCTCCGCCCAAAGCCTCAATTTGATTGATGCACTTATTCCTAAACTCTTCTAAATGAATAATTCCAGCCCCTCTTCCCTTATGCATACCAATTACTTTATCAATCATATCCCAACCATAGAAAAGATGAAGATTTGCTTCAGGATAACTGTCTTTAATGATAGGCCACAATCCTAGAAGGGTATCAAGTCCACGATCAGGAGAAGAGGAGTAAATAAAATTAAATTTATTTTCTTTGTCCCATTCATCCTTATTAAATCTAGTAAGATCAATACCGTTAGGCATCACGGAAATTTTATCTTCGGGAAGTCCATACAATTTTCTTAAATGATTGGCGTGCCAGTTTGTTAACCCCAAAACCTTATCTGGCCGCAACATGGCTCCTGACTCTTCCTTACCAATATTAACATCATGCATCCAGAGTAGTTTTACTTTCGCCAAAGGCGTTCCATCGAATGGAAGAAGCGATCTGCTCGATACGAACGTGTGGAATTTTTCACCAGGCAAATATTCATCAGACCCCCACCATTCTACTCCGTCATGTACTCCTCTATAATCTCCGGGAGTTCCGAAGACAACAGTTCTCCATCCGTCAGCAGCAAACATGGGAGCGAGCTTAATAATGCAAGTCTCAGCCCCTCCATGTCCGCCTGACTTGAACGTATCAGGATTCCAAACCTCTGGGATGGGCTGAGTATAGAACGCAATTGATTTGTTTGGCTTGGTTCCTCTGAGCTTCTTTCGCATTGTCCAGGCATCAGACACATCCTTTGTCTTGTCAAAGTTTTCAAGAGTCTTAATCTTTTCGTCCAGAGTGTCACCGGACTCACCAGAAGGTCGCCAGATTTCTCTAGCTGCCTTATAATCCTTGAGAGCCGAGTCCATATCTCCTAACTCATCGTTAGCCATGGCTCTCAACAGCATAGGAGTGAACCCTGAAAGCTGTGGTTCAATTGATGCAGCGGTAGAAGGTTTAGGACATTTAACAGCCATAGAAGCAAACGCCTTCATGCGCGACCAATCTCCTAGCTCCATACATGACTTAGCTGCGCCAACATATCCGTCCGGCCATTCAGGATAGATTGCTATACATTCAAGATCAGCCTCAAGTGCTGCCGCATGGTCTCCTCTCATTCTATGGAGGTCAGCCATGCGTGCTGTCGCCAAATAAACATCGTCAGTAAGATCATTGACCATGCCTCTGTATGTTTCATAAGCACCAATTGCTGCCTCAATTAGCATAGCCTTGCGCTGTGGGTCTTGCTCTGCATCAGCTTCAGCTAGTGTTTCGCCAGCCAGATAAAATTGATAGCGTGGTTCCTCAGGATGTTCCTGAGCCGCCTTCATAATAATTTTCTTATTGCGATCCCTTGCCCCACGGGTTTCACCTGATGTACGCTGATGCCTTATGTGAAGTTGTTCTCGTTTTGCAAACTGAATGTTTGATATCGAGCGACAAACTTCATGAATGGGGAAGACCCAATTCCATTCCATCTTTGTTGACAACAGTCTTTCGCGCCATTGCTCAACCACAACGGCACCTGTATCAGGGTCTACTGCGTATTCATACTTAAGAAACACCCCTAAGGAGTATTCATCTAAGGAATCTATTATCTCATCGACCGCCCCAAGCTCACCAACAAGGATATCGTCAGTATCTATCCAGAGATACCAATCATATTCATCTTTAGGGACAAGCGAGAAACTTTGATTTCTGGCAAGAGCAAAATCATCTTCCCATTTAAATTTTTTATAGACGATGGGAATGTCGGTCCATTTTTGCCAGTTAAGTTTTCCCTTTGTACCATTGTAATTAACAAAAATCCCTTGAACGTGTGGTTCTAGAGACTTCAAAAGCTTTTTGACTTCGTCCTCTTCGTAAGCGTCCCCTGTAATAATACAGGCTGCGACTCTATTTTTCGCGCTCAAATCTTCACCTTTGGTTGTGTTTACTTTTATATTATACCTAATAGTAGCAGTTCTTCTTCCTCCTTTTTGCGATGGTTGATTTTTGGCTCCTCTAGCGGTGCTTCTACAGGGATAATGCGCGTTCTTTCCTTTGTTGGAGTGAAGGACATAATTTCAATCGCTCTTGGCTTAGCATATACTGGTCTTCTAATTCTAGTATCAATATCTGGAACATTATTCGCATAAATCTCAAGAATATCTCCAACGAAAATTTCCTCGCCAATGAGTTGTGTTGCTGTACTGCTTACATATATATCTTCTTCAGCCCATGGGCGTCCACCCAAAACTTCCATTGTTGATGAAACCCCGCCACCAATTGCTGGCTCTGGCTCTGGAACAGGAGTTCCAATAATAACTTCTTCGATTGTCTGTGTGCCATGCTCTGAACATGTCTCTTGTCCGGCTTCCGCCTCTGACAGAGCTTGCGTTGAAGTTTGGGCGCACGTTACAAATTCAGTGAAGATTAGTTCAGCGGCGGGAACTTCGATGTTAATTTGATTTACATAGATGTGAGCAACAGTAACTCTTTGTTCATCTATTGATTGATTGCCCGACCCTGAATTAACAAGGATGTCATGATATGAGGCGCTTTCCTCAAACTCAAAATTCAGCCAATTTACAAAAATATTGGGCATTTTATGTAATCACAGTTAGAGCCGAGTTCCACACTCTAAACCAATCAAATAGTGCAAACGCTCTTGTGGAATCTCCCGTTGTAACAAATATTCCGGTTGATCCGATTGTGAGACTTGGATTTCTTGCAGTTGTAAGAAATGTCCAATAGTATCCGTTCATTGAGTAAGCATAATCGACGTTAGTAGTTGAATTTACTCTCGCCATAACGTAATAATAGGGACTTCCAGGCAATCCCACACTTCCTGACGCTCCACCGTATGTAGATAGGTTGCTATACTTGATCCATGCCATGATCTTCGTGCCTGCGCCGCCAGTCGGACTGTTGAACGGTCCTACCATTTCAAGACCGCTCGACGGTGATGCCGCGCCGATGAAAACACCCGCTCCATTGTTGGTAGGATGCGGATCATATACAACCTTCGTAATTGATGTGAATGGGGCACTAATCGAAATCATTCGTCCTACAGTAGTATTATCATTATCAGCAACGTAATAATAGTCGCTTGCTGTGGTATCAGCATCTTCGCTGTCTGGCGAACCAACAATTGTAAGGCCAGAAAGACTACTAGTTTCAAATTCAAATCCGCTTGTAGGATTACCCCATTGTGCGTAAATAGGATCATTATCTTTGATTGTGCCATCTTCATTGTGGGAAACTAACAGGAATTCATTTAAATCGTCTCCCCAAGTTCCTGTACTTCCTCCTGGTGTTGGCAATGCTGGCATTATTGCTCCTAACTAGTTTGATTAGCTATTAGTTCTATATTAAGATTTGAATAATTAACTATAGCAGATGCTTCAGGATTAGTAAGTGCAATTCTTTCTCTTCTTGGAGTGTCCGCAGTCTCTTGAACATCAGTAAATGTGCGAGTGGCAATAAGAGTTGAACCCTCTTTTAGATTCACCGTGAAGTCCAGAGTTTCACTTCCATCCTTATAGAATTCAACATTGATGAAATGATTATCATCAATTCCTGGATCAGAAACAGGACTCAATTGAAGAATAGCTTTATCATTTGATGGATTATTTCCTGATCTAATTGTTTCTGTTGGATATCCTGATGCCACAACAAGCTCATCCACTTTTTCATATAGCGGAGCGACTGTCCATGTTCCTGTTGATATATCGCTGAATGGAACAACAGCAATGTCTCTCTGTTCATCTATTGTAAAGGATGCAAGTAATGCAACTGTATCCATTTCCGAAATCTTTTCACTATCTGTGAAGTGATTTCCTGTTCCAGTGTTAGCTGGTGTATCAGCTTCAATGTCAATAAGTGATGGTATATTTATTGCGCTATTGCTTGTCTCTTCCGCTGTTGCTTCAGCTATTGTCTGGCTGGACGCCATTATATTTGTAATAGTTTCAGCTATCGCTTCTGAGAATGAGTGAGTTCCTATTCCCTGGTTATCCAGTTCATCGCCTGGTTGAGCCTCGGCAATTGTTTGATCAGATGTGGCATCGCTCGATACAAATTCAGCAATTGCTTCAGAAAGATTCTGAGAACCATTACCAACATTTGTCATGTCAGGCTCAGGAATTGTGTCAGATATTCGTGGCGTTCCCGTTCCCGTATTATCAATTATCTCTGAAGTTGCCTCGGCAATAGTCGGTGCGCCTGTTCCAGTATTAGCTTCAACCTCAGTCTGAAAATCAGAAATAAATATTGATGATGTAGAATTATTATCTACGGTTTCAGTTATGGCCTCAGCAATAGTTGGTGCTCCTGCGCCTGTGTTGACCTCTTCTTCAGTTTGGAAGTCACTTATTAGAATTGTTGCTGTCGCAGAATTACTTATTGTTTCCGCAATAGACTCTGAAAGTCTTGGATCGCCAGTACCAGAACCTCCACCGCTTTCAGCATGTGCCTCATTTATAGTCTGACTTGAAGTTGCGCTATTCGTGAGAGAATCAGCACCAAGATCAATAATATCGTCAATCGCAATTGTGGCGGTTGCAGAATTAGATATTGTCTCTGCGATTGCCTCTGCAATAGTTGGCGCTCCCGTTCCTGTATTGACTTCTGCTTCTGTCTGGAAGTCAGAAATTAAAATGGTTGCAGAAGCAGATGAGCTATCCGTATCTGCTGTTGCATCAAGCGCAAGATTCTGGGACGCTGTACCCTGATTGTCTTTATTTGGTTCTCTAATTGCCTCTACTGTAAGAGCAAGCGTAGATGACCCAGACTGGCTTACACTCTGAGCCTCGGCTGATGTTAGAGACTGTGACGCTACTGCTGTATTTGTTATTGTCTCTGTTGTTACTAGAGACGCGCCACTGATAACACCAAATGGTCTTACTTTTGACGGGAATCCTCTACCAAAAATAGGCATATTATTATCCTATCTTAATAAAATGAACCACGAAACATAGGTACTGTTATAATTGTTTTTGTTTCCTGGAAGTTTGGGTTCAATGGCGGCGGTAGAACCGGACGTACAGCAATAACGGAGGCAATTCCATTACCACGGTTGAGGTTGCTTCCAGTCCAAGTCCCAACATCCTCAGATGCGGCATTTAATTGTCGAAATCCAACGCCAGCCGTAATATCACCTACTGCGTCGGCAACTCGGGCAACGATAAGATCGCCAGAATAATTTGTTGGCGACGCTGTTAGAATTGGTGGACTTCCTGTTGTGCTTGTCTCGGTCTGACCGCCGACAGCAATCCAGAGCGTGTCGCCTGCGCCCCATGACGGTGAAAGCGAGGCGGGGTCGCCCGCCGCACCCGCCGCTCGTGCTGAGGCAGTACATTCAGGAGGCGTTGTGCCGTGCCACGTTGCGGCCGGGATACGCATTAA